TTCTCTCAGTCTACTATCAAGTGTTTCAAAACGTTTTTTGGCTTCTGGTAATGTTTTTGAGATAGTTGTACCAATTATTCGTCCGTTATCTGATATAGTCAATCCTTTCAGAGAAAGGGGAATGTTGAGTGCAGTTTTTAAATGTTCAAAAACCGAAGCTTCATTGATATACCTCAAAGGGTTACAGACGTATTCAATCACAAGTTTTATATTATCTGTATTCTGTGTCCTATTTAATATATCAGACATGAGATTGTGCACCCGTTTGTGCTTGTTAAACCCAGAATTTTGGTCGTTTTGAGGATAACCTAAAACTTCGCCCATTCGTGTTATTTCAGAATGAGAAACATAGTCAGATAGTATTTTACTGATTGCGTCTATAAATTGTGTATCAATGTCTAACATAAGTAAACCTCGTTTTTATTAAAAATTATACCACAGAAAGGAGAACCATATGAGACCAAAACAATATCCGTATAGCGGAAATAAAAAAGAATCTATTGCGGTAACAGTAGATTCCAAAACGCTAGCCGAGAAACTAGAGATTACTGACCAATCGAATATTTCCCAAGCGAAACACCGATTATTTGGTCTGTAAACAAGTAGACAAACGGCATTTTGAATTCTTGATGTGAAGATGAAATCAAGGTCACATCAACTAAGACAATCACATCAGAATCAGATGAAGTTTGTTCAGTATCTGAAATTTGATGTAATTTGTCACTGATTGCATAAACTGTGTGATACTTTTCGTTTTTTTCTTTTGGTATAAAATTTCCGACATAAGTACCAGCAGCAGTTGAAATTATAATTTGTTTGTCTGCATCCTCAGTCAACATATACATCAGACCTAGAAGGTCTTGTTTAACATTTTTATCCATAGCGTTATCCTCCTTTCCATAATTTTTGAATACAACGGTGAGAGGTCATATTCAAATAAATTATATCAGAAAGGAACGAAAGACACAACATATTGTTATATAAATAAAATTTGAACACAATATGTTGATTTTTGGAGAAATATTATGTGGGAAAAAATCAATAAAATAATGCTTGAGAGAAATCTCAATATGAATAAATTAGCAAAACTAACAGGGATTAACAAAAGCCACTTTAGTGATTTAAAAAGTGGGAGAATTAAACATCTGTCATGGCCGAACATGGTCAAGTTATCTACAGGACTAGGTATCAGCTTAGATGAATTTAAATAAAACAAAAAACGACTGCGGGAACAGTCGCTAACTAACTTAATTTACTTAATTATATCACAGAAAGGAAACAATATGCTAGCAAAACTTAAAAGCGGTATCGAAGTACCTTACGAAGAGCTTTGGCTTAATGATAACGACTTATCCGAATTTATTGGAAAGTCATTTGACCAAACGCAGCGATTACTAAGAAAGATGTACAAAGACAGAAATTATCGCAAATACATTGACAAGGTTGGCGGTCGTTCAACAAAAGTTAAAAAATTTGAAGAATGGAGAAAATTACAAAATGAAAAACTTATTTAACTTTATTTTTGCAAAACCAAAAAAACAGGAAGAAAAACAAAAATGGACAATCGAAACACATGGCTGGGAAGCTAATGCACGACGTTACGACAATATGATTGAACGTAATAATAGAGGGCGTACATGTTAAAAGAAAATTTTTTTGAAAGCGATGAATGATGCATATTGAAGAAGTAAAAAACAACCAATTTTATCAGTTTCCGCAGTGGTTGTTAAAAGAGCCATATAACGTTCTGAGCGATAAAGCAAAATTAATTTATATGTTGTTGTTTGATCGCAGAACACTATCTGTGGAAAATAAGTGGTTTGATGATGACGGTAAGGTTTATATGTACTTTACAAACGAGCAATTTATGGAACTACTTAAATGCTCAGAAAAAACAATCATAAAATCTAAAAAAGAACTGTCTAATTTCGGCTTATTAAACGAGGTCAGACAGGGTATAAACAAACCCAACCGCTTATATATCAATGGAACTGTAAAAGTTACAGGTCAAGACCTGAATAATTTACAGCACGGAACTGTAAAAGTTACAGGTCAAGACCTGAATAATTTACAGGGAATCAATACTAATAATATCAATACTAATATATCAATACTAAATAACCAAAACTTAGTGCCTTCTAATCAGACAACTACTAACTATATATATAGTATAGCGGAACAAGAATTTGGTCGGTTGTTGTCTCCTATGGAAATTGAAACTATTCGTACGATGATTAAAGAAAATAATCATGACTTAATTAAGGAAGCTATCAAAAGAACTAAGCTTCAAGGAAAAACTAATCTTAACTATGTTAGAGGTATTTTACGTAACTGGAGAGATGACAACATCACGACAATTGAGCAAATAGAAGCTAAAGAGAAATCTAGGAAATCTAAGCAAGAAGAGGTAAGTGAGTATGATACTTGGTGATGAGAATGCGCTTGATAAAATCGCTTTGTCCTATCAAAAAAATACCAAAAAAGAAGAGACAATTTGTGACAAGCATGACTGTAGCTATATCACAATCCTTAAAACTGGTTTGACAGTTTGCCCTAAATGCCACAAAGAAGATTTGGAAAATCAAAACGATTTACACGTTCAAAAACAATATGAGAGAGAACTCGAAAACAAACGGCTGTACTATCTAAAAAGGTTATCAATCATGGATAGCGAACTGGAAAACGCATCGTTTGATAATTTTAGAACTGACACAATCAAACATAAAGAAGTGCTTGTTTGGGCTAAAACAATGGCTAACGATTGGTTTAAAGGAGGTCAGGGTAACATTATCATGACTGGTAAAGCTGGACGAGGCAAAAGTCATCTAGCTTACAGCATTATCAGAGGACTGTCAGATAAGACGAAGAAGCTAGGACTACTTGTAAACGTTACTGATTTGTTATCAGAAATAAAGCGAGACTTTAGTAAAGAGGCGTTTTGGTTGGACAAATTAAAAGAGGTTGATTATCTAGTTTTGGACGATTTAGGTGCTGAAAAGGTTAGCGATTGGTCGACAAGTATTATATATAGCTTACTTAACAAGCGTACAAATACAATCATCACGACAAATCTTACACCAGCTGAAATTAGACAGGCGTATGGAGAGAGAATTGCATCACGTATACGAAAAGGTTGTGATAAAAGCCATATCATGGAATTTGAAGGAATGGAAGATGAAAGAATGAAATTATGGAACTAACATTAACAACATTTTTCGGTTTGTCAGAAGAGCATGCAGCAAGAATCATGGCTCTAGATGAAACTAGTCGAAATAAAAAAATTGAAGAATACAGGCGGTTAAGACTGCGCAGAGGGAGGATTGACTTTGGAAAATAGACCAGATTTGAAATTAGTAGCTGAATTAGAAAATAGGATTAAAGACTTAAAAATCGAAAATGAAATCTTAAAGTCTAAAAACATTGATTTGTCTGAAGATGTTAAACATTTAAAAGATGAATATCGAGAAAAAGATGGCTCTATGGCAGATATTATGATTAATAACAAAAATCTAAGAAAAGAAAACAATGAGTTGCGAGCAATGTTTGACTTTATTAAAGATAGACTAGAGAAATTCGCAGGTAGCTATCATGGTAGAAATTAGGATTAATGGCGAACTTGTAACGTTTGACGGTAATTTTAGGGATGCTTTTATATTTACAATTGACTATTTACGAGACAGCGAAGAGCCTACGCTAAGGCAGACTTACAACGAATTTAAAGACTATACAGACGAAGACTTAATGGAATACATTGAAATGGAATTTGATGTTAAACCTGAATTAATTGTCAATCGGAGACTTGATAGCAGTTGGACTTTTAAATCTCACATTTTGGAAGACTGACTATGAGCGAAGAGTTATACGAGTCTAGTCGTTATTGGCAAAGCAGATACAGCGACTTGATGTCTGATTATCTTAAAGAAGCGGAAGAAAATATAGAGCTTAAAAAACAGTTGAAACGCTTAAAAGCTGAAAACTGGCAATTAAAACATAGAAAGAGGAAATAGATGGCGAATGAATTAACTCAAAGACAAGTGACATCAAACGTTGCGACACGAATCAATCAAATGAAAGATTCTGACGGACTGATGATTGCGCCAAAATACAGCGTAAGCAATGCGCTTAGCTCAGCGTACCACGCTTTGAAAAATGGGGGTCTATTGAATAAAGACCAGGATAGCATCTACAATGCACTTTTTGATATGGCAACGCAAGGTCTAAGCCCGGCCAAGAATCAATGTTACTTTGTGCCTTATGGGAACACTGTCAAGTTGACGCGTTCGTACTTTGGCACTATGAAAGTTGTTAAGCAACTACCAGAAGTAAAAGACATTTATGCAGAAGTGATTTACAAAGGTGACGACTTTAAAATCAAAAATGAAAACGGTCGTAAGGTATTTGTTAGTCATGATACTGATTGGATGAATGCGGACAACGAAATTGTCGGGGCTTATTGCATCATCGAAAAAGAAGACGGTGAAAAGATTTTGACAGTCATGACAAAAAAAGAAATTGATAAATCATGGTCGAAAGCTAAAACAAAAAATGTCCAAAATGACTTCCCACAAGAAATGGCAAAACGGACAGTTATTAATCGAGCAGCTAAGCAATTCTTCAACACGAGCGATGACAACGATTTGTTTGTAGATGCGGTAAACCGTACCACAGAAAACGAATATGACAACGACAGACAAGTCAAAGATGTCACACCGCAAGAAGCAAACAGCCTTGATGATTTAATTGGTCACCAGAACGAAAAAACAGACACTCCTAGCGTTTTAAAAGACGTAACCGATGATTTACATGATGAAGAAGAAAAACCGCTCACAGACGAAAATAAGGAGGTTTTAGAAGATACCTATTATCCGGCAGATGAAATTCCGGATTTTGACCAAGAAACAGGCGAAATTAAAGCTAGCGAGGGCAACCTCTTTGATAATCTTGGAGACTTAATGCCATGACGGAATTAGATTTGCTTGGAAAGGACTATTATAGCAATGAATCATCAATTAAGTACTGGTCTATTAGTCAGTACAAGCGTTTTAGAGAATGCGAAGCAAGGGCGCTTGCTGAATTACGAGGGGATTGGACAGATACCAGAGATAACACTGCGCTGCTCGTCGGGAACTATGTCCACTCTTACTTTGAGAGTAAAGAAGCTCATGAAGAATTCAAAGCCCAAAACGGCTCTGAAATGATTTCTAGCCGAGGAACAACCAAAGGCCAATTTAAAAAAAGCTTTTTAGTTGCAGAACAGATGATTGAAGCACTTAAAAATGATTATCAATTCATGAAATATTATCAAGGCAAAAAAGAGGTAGCCATCACAGGTTTACTTGGTGGCGTGGAATTCAAAGGTAAAATTGACTGTCTAAATGTTGATTGTGGCTACTTTGTGGACATCAAAACCACAAAAGGCCCTGTTGACGACAAGGTTTGGAATGGCCAAGAGCGCGTTTACTGGTTTGAGGCTTACGGTTACATCTTACAGATGGCTGCTTATAAAATCATGCTAGAAGCTAAATACAAGAAGCCATTTAAGCCAATCATTTACGCAGTGACTAAAGAAACACCTCCAGATACTAGAGCAATAGTAATCGAAAATTTAGATGCTATGCAAAATGAGTTAGATAACCTAGCACAAAACATCAAACATTTAGATGCAGTCAAAAAAGGGATAGAACCCCCAAAACCTTGCGGGAAATGTGAATATTGCAGAGCTAATCAATTAACACAAAGAGTAATGATTTTTTAACAACTTATTGCAGAGTGAAGCTCGGCCTTTGCAGTAATAATGTTTTCCGGGCAAGAAAGGAAAATAGCCTACTTATCGATAATGTCGATAATATAAAGGATTTTTGCGCTCGTCCTAGCCAATGCTCACACAAATTTTAGGGCGAGTGTGGATTTTAAAAATGGTTAAAAAACAAAGAATATATGCAATCTATCATGATGTGGACTAATGTCAAATAAGTAGACAGAAAACCGTGTTATTTTATTGCGTTAAAATAATTTTCTTCTTTCTGATTAGGGGTTAGTCCTAGATTAGCCGTATGTGGGTTGTAATTGTTATAAAAATTCTCAATGTATTCAAAGCAGTCTAATTGAACCTGTTTGATATTTTGATAATGTTTTCGGTTGATTTGTCTATGCTTTAAATACTTGAAAAATGCTTCCGTTACGGCATTATCATAAGGATATCCAGGATTAGAAAAAGAATGCATGATATTGTTGTCATCAATAATTTTTCTAAATTCGCTGGCCTTAAATTGTGACCCTTGGTCGGAATGAAAGAGAAGTGTTCCTTCAATCTTTCTTTTATTAAG